TTTCTATGTGCCACCATTTATTTCGGGTACAGAAAAGGTGAAAATATCTACTATGAAAGTGACAAATATGACGGAAATGGAACAGCGCATTAGAATGAGGTATGCGTTTGCCATGTCATCATTTGGTAGAATGTTTAAACCTAATAATATTGTATGTGAGATGAGAGCATTTTGTAGAGAGTGGTCTGAAAATATTAATGAAATACCACCTGCTAAAGACTTGTACCAAGTTGATCGTTATTTTCTAGAACTTTGGAAAAAAAGGGAGACTACTTATGGGCAACATAGCACTTAAGGCAGCACACTTTGCAGCTGCTACACTCAACAATCCTTTTGGGATTGGAACTTTAAGTCTTGCATTAATTGTTGTACCTATTATTGGTATGCATTTAGTTCATAAAAATGGATGGCAGCACTGGGCACCGTTTGACAGTGGCCACTAAAGGTTGTCAACTTAAGTATAAACTCGTAGGCATAAATTTTTGTTTCTCAATTGTATTGATTTGCACACAAATCATCTATATAGTAGTAGAATTGGAGAGTTGAGAAAGGTTCTAATCTTTATCACACAATAAATTATCTGCGGAGGTTTCCATGCATAATCTAATATCTTATAATCAACTAGCGGGATGGAAAGAAAGTTTTAAAAAACTAGGTAAAACATTAGATAAAACAATGGAAGAGTCAGATGTAATTAACGACTATTATGATTGTTTAATTGAGTGTGATGATGACCAATCAAGATGTAAACGTATCTGTCGGGAGGTTTTAAGGGATCAACCTGTTGGTTGATGTTTATTTAACTAAACGTATCATATATGCCTATTTGCAGAGATGCTTTTAATCTGATATACTAAGAGGGTTAGCACCCTCTTTTTTTGTGTCTAGAAGTCTTGAACCAGAAGTGGATGCTCCATCTCTTAATCTAAAGCAATAACTTTCTCCTAAATAAATTTTAAAAGATTTCATTATGACATTTGTAGTTTATTCAAAAGATGGTTGTCCTTTCTGCGTGAAAGTTCAACAAGTATTAAAATTAGCAAAGTTAGAGCACGTTGTATATAAACTTGGAGATGACTTTGACCGAACTGAGTTTTATGATAAATTTGGTGATGGTTCCACTTTTCCTCAAATTCTTGTAGATGATAAATCTATCGGGGGATGTACCGAAACTGTTAAGTATCTAAGGGAACAAAAACTGGTCTAATGGAAAACAACTTTCTAGAAATTAATATTGACGTAGAGCAAGCAATTGACTATGCTTTTGAGGGGAAGTTTGTTATCAAGTTTTATGACTATCTAAAAATTCGTAAGACAAAGAGAGATGAAATTAATCAGTTCATTGAGAGTTCAACTGCCGTAGAAATTAGTAATCTTATAACCGACCTTGAAGAATATCTTGAAGGGGGGAATGATGAAATGCACAAACAACTTCGTGAAGGATATGGACATATTCCAAAACCACAGGCAAGAAAAATCAAAAATTATTTGAATGGTATCTTAGAAGATGCTAGGAGATATAGCAATGATAAACGACCAGGAAGAAGAAGAAAGCAAACTAAATAAATCAAGAACCGAGATAAATCGGGGCGTTGAATTACTACTTCGTAAGAGGAGGACGAAACCAGAATCACCAAAAACCTTTCAGATAAAGTTTGGTAAAATGGTCTCCTTTTTCCGCAGAGAGATTATTTTACACTTGAACTTCTATCTAGATATCAGAAAGAAATAATCTCTGGGGGAGAAGAAAGATGTTAGCAGTAGCACTTACTATCGGCACACTTGTTTCAATAATGTTCTTTTTTGTTGGAGGTGTGGTAGGATGGTTAGCAAAGGAACATTTCTACAGCACAAATATTGTGTATACACATCCAGAGATGTTTGATGAAAATGGAAATGTTCTTCCAGATGAAATTTTAGCAGTGAGATTTGAAAACGATTATGACGAAGACGACAACGACAACGACAACAACTAGAAAAAAAGCAGCACCTAGAAAGAAAGTTCAACTTCCTGCCAATCCTTTTGTCCATGAAGTTCTTGATCTTGTATCAAAGCAACGCTCAAAGGCAAAGAAGGTTGAAATCCTGAAAGAGTATGAAGATTCTTCTATCAAAGCGATTTTTATTTGGAACTTTGATCCTTCTGTGATTTCTGCAATACCTGAGGGCGAAGTTCCTTACAAAGAGAATGAAGTTCCTGTTGGAACTGATCACACTTCTCTACGTAGGGAGTATAAGAATCTGTATCACTTTATTAAAGGTGGTAACGATGGACTTTCTTCTCTACGTAGAGAGACTATGTTCATTCAACTTCTTGAAGGTCTTCATCCCAAAGAAGCAGAAATTATTTGCTTGGTAAAAGATAAGCAACTTCAAACCAAATATAATATTAGTGCGAATGATGTGAAAGAAGCATATTCTGATATTCTGTGGGGAGATCGTTCTTGATGGTAAAAGGTATAAAGGTAATCAACGCTGATTGTGATCCTACCCTATCTGAAGATAAATCTTTACCAAGTAATGCATATCTTGTTGAATATCTTCAGGATGGGGTCACTCATTTTGATATTGTAACCTGTGGAAAACAAGTAGAAATTTTTGACGAATACTACGATAAGTATAAAAAAGATTTCATCAATATTACTCAAACAGAAGGTAGAATCAACCCAAAACTTTGGGGTTATACTAGTCCCGATAAGAAGAAAAAGAAATGAAAGAGGATGAATTGAGGGAGCAAATTAATGCTCTTATTCGCACTGAAATTCAAGATGTTATCAACGATTATGTTGATGAAACTGAAAACCAAGTATTCCGTATGGAACAATCTGGTCTAGGATTTGTAGAATCGGAAGATGACAAAGAATTGAAAGTGAATATTTCAAATGAAGAAGTAGATTACCTGATTAAAAAGTATAAGAAGATAAAAAAAAGTGAGAGATCTAATTTAAATCGAATTAAAAAACTTGATGCTTAACCATGTATAAACCATACTCACCAGAATGGCACAGATACAGATACTTAAAAGAAGCAATTGATAAGTATCTTGATGATTATGTTGATAATGACTTAATCATGAATGACATTTTTAATGTTCTAGAATCTCGTTCCGAAACGGCATTTGGCGATTTCACAAAAATCACTGAACTAGTAGCAAAATTAAGAGACTAAAATGTTATCTACTCAATACAGACTAAGACTAGAATTTATCTGTAAGAAGATTGCACACAAGGAGGAAGTCCAATTAGATGATATGATCTGGGCAGAAAAACTAGCAAAGTCTCATACCCTTGCTAGGGATTGGTTGCAAAAGGCACGGCGACAAGCTGCTCAAGATATTGAGGAAGGTAGTACTGACGATTTTCTGAATAGGATGGGATTAGGCGATCCCGACCCATCCAATCACAAAAGGGGATTTGATAGTGCTGACGACATTAAAGAATGGTTTGGTAGGGATAAACCTGATGACTGGAGGCAACGCGACTAATGCCGAGTGAATTTGATTACGTCGAAGCACCTACTGACGGTGAAGTTGATAGGTGGGGGTTTACAATCAAACCTTCTATCAGTGATAATGAATTAATTCTTATTTGTTTAAGAAATGCTCCTTGCGGTAGTGATAAGAAACAAGTGGAACGATTGATTAAAGATTATGAGTAGTAAGATGATGTTCTTGGTTGCTAATGGTGATGATAGATGTATCAGTCACGATGGTTACATTCAACTTGGAAGTTTCGATCATAGTGTAGAGAAGCATCTTGAGTTATGTCCTGATCAAGAATGGCAGGTAACATATTGGTTGCCTGATCCATTTAGTATCAGATACCCAAGACCAAATTATCAGCATACAATGAAGGCAAACGAAGGTTCTCCTAAAACTGATAATGCTACTGATAGTAGGTTTAATAGTAAGCCCCCATTTGTCAACTTCTCCTTCTGTGGGTGCTTCGACGAAATCAAATTCATGTGGCATTAGTCTCGCGGTCTCCAATCAACAGGTTTGTCTTGGTAAAAC